TAAGCCATATTTATTTATGGGCTACTCGAAGTGAATACACCTATGAGCTTATCTCTTTTGATATGAGCGAAGAAGAGTTAGCCGATTTAATTGAGCACCTAGAGAAAATTGGCACGAACCCCTTTCGCTATGCTACGGTCTACTCTTCTATCGACCACCTAGTAGCAGAGTTACCATACAGACCAGATGTTGTTGGTGTTATGGATAGGCCAGATAGATTGTTGCGATACGGAAGCTGGGGAATGGACTTACTTCAATGAACAATGAAAAGAAGCTTCTTAGTAAAGCGGTTCTTGAGAAGAACCTAACTCCGCTGTTCATGCGTAATGTAAACGCTAATTGGTTTGCCGATGAAGACGACAAGCGAGTCTGGACTAAAGTCCGTGACCACTTCTCTAAATACGGGGAGTGCCCAAGCCTTGAGATTATCAAGGACAACTACCCAACGTATGAGTTTACTCAGACGGAGGACAGCCTTGATTATTTGTTAGATGCTGTAGTTGAAGCACGTCGTAAGTTTGCAACTGTAAACATGCTTCGTGATGCTATTGAATCTATTGACAAGCGTTCTGACCACGAAGAAGCATTACTTCGTTTACAACGCGGTCTTATCAAGATTGATGATGATGGCCTAAGCGGTACAAGCGACCTTGATTTAACTAACGAACCTATGCGTCGTTGGGAAGATTACCAAGAGCGAAAGAACCTACCGAATGGTTTACGCGGATACCCAACAGGGTTTCCTACTATTGATAAAGCAACTAGTGGATTGCAGAACGGTCAGTTAGTTGTTGTTATTGCCCCACCAAAGACTGGTAAGTCAACGCTTGCTCTACAGATTGCGTTGAACATTCACCGAGAGCAAAAGAAAGTTCCTATGTTTCAGTCTTTTGAGATGAGCAACATGGAACAAGAGACTCGCTATGACTCTATGCGTGCTCTTATCTCACATCAGCGTTTGCTTACAGGAACCCTTACTTCTGAGGAAGAGTCTCGGTACAAGAAGATTTTGGAAAACCTTGAGAACGTAGAACACAAGTTCTGGTTAGTAGATTCTGCTGCTGGTTCAACTGTCTCAGGTATTGCGGCAAAGATTCAAACGCTTCAGCCAGACATTGTTTTTATTGACGGTGTTTACCTTATGGTTGACGAACAGTCTGGTGAGGCTAATACCCCACAGGCTTTGACCAACATTACTCGTGGCTTAAAGAAACTGGCCCAGCGCTTTAACAAGCCAATTGTTATCTCTACTCAGGTGCTTACTTGGAAGATGAAAAAGGGCAACGTAACTGCTGACTCAATTGGTTACTCATCCTCGTTCTTCCAAGACGCCGATATTATTCTTGGTCTACAGCGTGAAGACGAGGCTGTCGAAGACACTCGTCTACTAAAGGTTGTAGCTAGCCGTAACTCTGGTCCTGCAGAAGTAACTCTTGAGTGGCAGTGGTCTGAGGGACGATTCCGCGAGATGGATGCGACAGACCTATGACCGTAGAAGATATGGAAGATTTGCTTGACCGTTTAGGTATTGAGTATTACAACATTCGCGGGTTTGAAATTAATGGTCACTGCCCTGCACACTTAAGTCGTACAGGTAATGAAGACCACAATCCTTCTTGGTGGATTAACTCAGATACCGGCGCTCACATTTGTTTTTCTTGTGGGTTTAAGGGAAGCGTTACTTCGCTTATTGAATACGTACAAGGTATTGATTATGAGTCAGCCAAGGCTTGGATTGATACTGGCGTTGATTTGGGCAAGGCGTTAGATAGGGCTATTAATAAAGAGCCAGTGTTTAAAGAGGTTTACGATATTTCTGAGGCAAACCTTGCCGCGTTCACTGACCCACCAGAAGAGGCTTTGCGCTCTCGCGGTATTAGCCTGATGGCGGCTCAGCATTACGGGATTCTTTGGGACCCAAATAAGTCTTGCTGGATTACTCCTATCCGAAACCCTATGAACCAAAAGCTCTGGGGGTGGCAGGAGAAGGGTGATAACCGCTACTTCCGCAACTACCCGACTGGGGTGAACAAGAGCATGACTTTGTTCGGATACGGCCAGTACACCACTGGGCCTATGGTAGTGGTCGAATCTCCGCTGGACGTGGCTCGTATGGGCTCTGTAGGGCTTCTGGGGGGCGTTTCTACCTACGGTTCGGCAGTGTCTAAAAGCCAGGTAAACCTCATTAGAGGGGCTCAGAGCGTCATATTCGCCATGGACAACGATAAGTCTGGCCGAGAGTCGTCCAAGGCTCTTTTAGGATGGTCTTCACGCCTTGGGTTCGAGGTTCGGTTCTTTAACTACGACCACGTGGATGTTAAAGATATTGGCGGTATGAGCAAAGATGAGATATTTTTTGGCATAGAAAATGCACGTCACTCGATGCACGGAGAGAAGGCTATTGGTTATGCATAAAGAGATGAAGCTTGGAAAATTTTGGTTTAGTTACGGCTACTCATTTAAGCGATTTGGCATTGGGTTTAATATTGACAAATATCACATGGATATAGACCTAGTGTTTTTCTGGATTGGACTTGAGTTTTGATTATTGGACTTTGCGGTTACGCACAATCAGGAAAAGACACAGTTGCACAAGTACTTGTAGATAACTACGGGTTCACACGTGTTGCTTTTGCTGACAAAATCCGCGAGTTTCTTTACGAAGTAAACCCCATGGTTGGGTGCAGTCCTTCAGGTTATCTAAAGGACCTTGTTGACCTTGAGGGGTGGGAAAAAGCAAAGCAACAACCTCAAGTGCGACGTCTGCTTCAAGACCTTGGTGTTGGGGCACGTAAAGTATTTGGTGAAGATTTTTGGATTAACCAGGCATTAAAAAGTTTAGATTACGGCGGAAACTACGTTATTACGGATGTCCGTTTTAAAAACGAAGCCACCGCTATCTGGTCAATGCCAGGAAAGATATGGCGAGTTACTCGCCCAGGAGTCACCGCTGTTAATGCTCACGTATCTGAGACTCAAATGGATGATTACCCTGTAGACCATTTTGTAAAGAACGATGGTGATGTCAAAGACCTTTGGGAAGAAGTATTAATGCTTTGTCACCACATGGGTTTAGATGACGTTTAAAGGAAAACTACTCCCTTACCAACCTGATGCCGTTAACCTTATGTGTAAACGACAAAAGGTTTTAGTGGCGTATGATTTAGGCCTCGGTAAGACAGTGCTTACTATTGCTGCCATTGAGCGGTTGATGGATAAGAATAAGATTAAAGAGCCGGGGCTGGTTGTCTGCTTAAGCAGTATTAAGTACCAATGGGCTAACCAAATTGAAAAGTTTACCGAGGGTACTTCTAAAGCTTTAGTTATTGATGGAACTAAAGCAAAGCGTGAAAAGCAGTATGAAGAAGCTATGAACTGGGTTACCTCAGGTGTTGACTACATTGTTATGAACTATGAACAAGTAGTAAATGACTGGGAATTTGTAAAAAAACTTCCTAGAGGGTTTGTAGTTCTTGACGAAGCAACGGCTATTAAGTCTTTTAAGTCTAAGCGCTCAAAGCACACAAAGCGTTTAGCCAATGCGCCTTTTAAGTTTGCGCTTACTGGAACTCCAATTGAAAACGGTAAACCAGAAGAACTGTTTAGCATCATGCAATTTGTTGATGACCAAGTCTTAGGTCGCTTTGATATTTTTGATAAAGCTTTTATTGTTCGAAACAACTGGGGCGGGGTAGACCGCTATAGAAACTTGCCAACACTCCACGAGAAACTAAAAGAAGCCTGTGTACGTAAATCGCAGAAAGACCCAGACGTAGCGCCACACCTTCCAGACGCCATACACAAAGAGCCAATCACTATTACTTTAGATAGAAGCTCAGCCAAGCTGTACAACAAAATCTTGCAAGACTTGTTAAGTGACTTAGACGAAGCGCAAAACTTGTTTGGCTCTAACTTTAATATCTTTGCTCACTACGGACTTGAGTCTCAGCACGGAGGAGAGATGGATGAGCTCCGGGGAAAGATTATGGCCAAGGTAGGTTGCTTAAAGATGCTTTGCTCTCACCCAGACCTTATTAGAACCAGTGCCTCTAACTACGACATGATGACAGGAACAGGGTCTAAGTACGCCTACGAGATAGTTCAAGACGGGGCTTTAGAGGGCGTCAACGCTAGCCAGAAGTTTGACCTTTTGATTAACTACGTCAAAGATTTCCTAGATGAGAACGAAGACAACAAGGTAGTTATCTTTGCTACTTATGTAGACATGCTTGAGAAGATTTCTACTGCTTTGGGACCTGATATGTGTAAGACTTACTCAGGGCGAATTGACGCTAAAACCAAAGAGGAGAACAAAATTGCCTTTAACACTTTACCTAATATACGCGTCTTTATATCTAGCGACGCTGGTGGCTACGGTGTTGATTTGCCCGCCGCTAATCTCCTTATCAATTATGATTTACCTTGGTCTGCAGGTTCTGCAACTCAACGAAACGGGCGTATTATGAGAGCCTCTTCTAAGTGGGCCACTATTGTTGTGCAAGACCTGTTAGTCGCTGGGTCTATTGAGATTAGACAGCACGAGATGTTGCAGCATAAAAACGCTGTTGCAAGCGCCGTTATTGATGGCAAGGGCATAAATGAGGCAGGCGGGGTAACTATGAGCGTAGGCAGTTTAAGCGGGTTCTTGCGCTTATCCTCGGTATAATTGTCGGATGCCTAACGCACCTAAGACCCCTACGCGTACTATCCGCGTCTCAGATGACCTCTGGACAGCGGTTCAGAAGAAGGCTGCCCTAGAGAAGGTAACTGTGACCAGCATCATAGTTAAAGCCCTTGAGGATTATCTCGCCCAGCTTGACAGCTAAATAAATCTTCGACTATCTTTGACCTCGAAAGGGGTTGGATATGTCTCTAAACAAAGAAGATTTAACACGTAACGTCCAACAGTACGTGTCACTTAAGGATGAAATTAATCTCCTTACAAACCGCCAAAAAGAAATCAAGACTCGTCTTGTTGACCTACTTAAAGAATACGGCGAGGTTGACTCAAAAGGTCACATCGTCCTTGACGTAGATGACAAGGTAACTGGCGTTGATAAAATTACTCATCAACGAAAAGTTATTAAGAACCTTGATATGGATATTGCGGAAAAAATCATTGAGGAAAAAGGCTTGACAGAACGTTGTGTCAAGATGGTTCCTACATTAGACGAAGCAGAAATTATGGCTTCGTTTTACCGAGGTGAACTCACAGAAGAGGACATCGATTCAATGTTCCCTGCTAAGGTCATTTACGCTTTTATAGTTTAATATGGCCGAAGACTTCATCGAATCTACTTTTGCTGACTTGGATAACTTTTATCCAGGCAGTAAACGCAAACGCCGCGAGGATGTAAAACCACAAAAAGTACAAGTTGAGTGGGACTCTAAACCAGTCATTAAAACACTGCCCAACGGAACTAGCGTGGAGATGTTTACTCTTGGGGCGTTAGCAAACGCTTTAGGTCGCCCTATCATTACATTACGTGCATGGATGAGCGAAGGCTACCTACCTACATCTCCTTACCGATTGGCGTCAACAGTTGACAAGAACGGTAAGGAGGTACAAGGTAAGCGCTTGTACACAAGACCAATGATTGAGGTAACGGTAGAACTATTTAATAAGGCTGGCGTACTTACGGCAAAGCGTATAGAATGGTCTACTAACCGGCACCTCATAACTGAGATAGCCGAGGCTTGGGATGAAATCCGAGCAACGGAAACAGAAAACAACTAAAACAAAGGAAATATATGTCAATCAATCGAGTTCCAAATGCAGACGAATACGTTTCAGAAGTTGAAGCGTTTGTAATTGAAGACCGCCCAGTTGCGGCTTCATCAACAGCAGTTCAATCAGGTTGGGAAGCCGCTGAAAAGCTAACAGGCGCAGCAGGAGATTTCCCAGTCGAACTAAAGCTTGGAGAAGATTTCCAAGTTATTAAGTTCCTTGACCCAGATGGTCCCTTCGCAACATACAAGCAACACTTCCTACAGCAGAAAACTGTTGGTCGTCGTTCTTACATTTCTCTTGGTGCTAATGACCCACTTTGCACCAAACTCAACAGCAAGCCTGAAGATAAGCGTGCGTTTACCGTCGTAAATCTCAGCGCTCCAGGAGGACCGCAACGTCAGATGATGATTGCAACTCCTCGTCTTTACAAGACACTACACGCTGCACACTTCTCGCCTCAGGGCCCATTGAATAAAAACTTCTGGGCACTTAGTCGTACAGGCAAGATGCAGCAAACTGTTTATCACCTAAACGCTATCAAGGGCCGAGACCTCCAAGAGGACTGGGGCATTGATGAAGCAGCCGCTGAAGCAGCAATCGCACAAATGGTGTGTTATACCAAGGATGATATTAAAACTCATTCATGGGCAGAGTTGGACGAAATTGCCAACTCATTGTTAGCTTAAGCAAACTAGCTGTCTAAGGGCTGGGGGCTTTCTTTAACCCCCTTTCTGGAGTCCCCAGTCCTTAGACCCTTAAAGGGGATACGCATGAATATCATTACGACTAAAGAACAATTACAGGAATTAGTTGACCACTACTCAAAGGTTGACGCTTTTGCGTACGACGTCGAAACTGTAGGTGACCGTCGCGGTGATACTCCAATAAATGAGGTTTTGTGGATTACGTTAGCCACACACGGAAGAGCAGACGTTATCCCAATGGGACATCCTCACGGAGAGTTACTAGATGTGGTTTACCCACTAACTGGTCAGGGAGAAAAGCGAGTAGAAAAGGGGCTCCCTGCCAGACCTAGTGACTATTCACGAGATGCTAAAAAAGCAACTTACGTTTTTGGCGATGCGCCACAACAGTTATTTCCAGCAGATGTCTTTAAGGCTTTAGAGCCAATTATGTTTGACCCTAACATTCTAAAGGTGGGTCACAATTTACTTTTTGATTTAACTTCTGTAGCAAAGTACTACGGCAATCAGTACCCAGTAGGTCCGTACTTTGACACGATGATTGGTTCTTTTATTTTAGATAACAAGAACAAGAACAAGGTAGGCCTAGCCGATTCTTTAGCCCGTGAGTTTGGCTATCACATGGTTAAAGGCGTAGGTAAAGAGGTTGAGAAGCACGCCTTCAGTGAAGTTGCTAAGTACGCATACCTTGACGCAAAGTACACGTTTCTACTGTGGAAGAACCTAGACCCACGCCTTACCGAGAGCAAGTTACAAAAGGTAATGAAGTTAGAGATGGATGTACTAAACGTCCTATGCTCTATGAAACTTACTGGTGCTCCAATTGATATGGTTGTTTTAGGAGAACTGCACGAGAAACTTGTAGAGGATATTGAAAAGGCTAAGGCAGATGTGTTTATTGCTGCCGGTCGTCAGTTTAATATGAACTCTAATCAAGAGAAGCAGTACTTGTTGTACGGACCAAAGTCAGAGGGTGGCAGGGGGCTAACTCCTAAGGTGCTTACTCTGCGTGGAAATACGCGTGACAAAGAAGGCAAAGAGTTAACTTATGAAGACTACTCTGTTGCAGCAGAGGCGTTAGAGCCTTACCGAGATAAAGACGCGCTAGTTACCGCGTTGCTTATTTACTCAGACTTAAACAAGTTACTTACTACATATGTAGTGCCATACCTAGGCGGAGACGTAACAAGAACTACTGGTGGAAAGTCAAAGACTGAGCATAAAGACAGTCTGCTTATTAATGGGCGAATCCACTGTGACTTTATTCAACACGGTGCTGAGACAGGTCGTTTCTCAAGTCGTAACCCTAATCTTCAAAACGTACCTGCCCCTCACACGGTTCACGGAAAATCTATTCGTAATTTATTTTACGCACCAGAGGGGTACAAGTTAGTTGTTGCTGACTACTCTCAGATTGAGCCTCGAGTTATTGCGTCTATGTCTGAGGACCCAATTATGATGTCTAACTACCTAGAGGGTAAGGACATCTACACCACAGTTGGAGACACGATGGGCGTTGACCGAAAGGCTGGCAAAGTCCTTGTGCTGTCAATGGCTTACGGTGTAGGGCCAGACAAGATTGCTCGCTCTATTGGGTGTTCGGTAACCGAGGCTAAGGATTTATTAACAAACTTCTCCAAGACGTTCTCTTCTGTGAACAAATACCGTCTAAAGGTTTTAGCCGTTACTCGAGCTAGTAACCCTGCCTATGTGTACACGATTTTAGGGCGTAAGCGTTATCTTCCTGAGATTAACTCAAATGACCGCATGATTAGAGCTGGAGCTGAGCGTCAAGCTTTCAATACAAGAATCCAAGGTTCAGCCGCCGATATTATTAAACTGGCTATGGTTCGGGCGCATGGGCTACTACCTAAAGAATCTAAGCTTATATTGACCGTTCACGACGAACTAGTTACGCTGTGCCCAGACCATCTTGTTAAGGAAACTGAGGACGCCATTAGAACTGCAATGGAAGGCATCGACATTCTAAACGTCCCACTAATTGCGGATATCACCACAGTACAGCGCTGGGGAGAAGCTAAATGAGTTGGAAGTTCTGGAAGAAGGACGAATCACCTCAGGTATATAGCAATCAGATTCCGCTTAGCACTTTAATTAGATGGTACTGCTACGACTTAGGCATTGAAGAGCCTAACGACTTATTTCGGGCTTTTGATTTGATGCCTGTAAGTAAAGAGGGTGAAGAGTATGAGATGGGTGAGAGCGAGACCCGTGTAGACGAGATAGTCGGCCTCCTTCCTTTCTTTGAAATGATTGCTGCAATTAACGCTAAAGCGATAAGTACTATTCAACTACAAGACATAGAGACAGAAGATGTCTCTGACATCGACCCAGATTTAATGGAAGGCCTGTACCAACAGGTATCATTTGCAGCATTGGTTGCGGCTTTTTCCGCAGCACTTGAGTTAGGGTTTTTAAACAAGTCTTACGACTTTTTATCAATTTACGGAGCAAACAAGGAGGATAAAGATGAGTAGTAATTGGTGGGCTAATAAATTAGGAGCTGCCCCAGCACCGAGACCCGCGGCAACTCAACCCCCGCAACAGCCCGTGTATCAACAACCACAGCAACCACAACAGCCTCAGTACACGCCCCCAGTTGCATCTAACAACTGCCCGGGTTGTGGAAGCGGTAATTACTCTTCTGCTGGTGGCGGTAGAGCACGTTGTTACGATTGCGGTTATCCAATTCAGCAAAGCGGTTCAGGAATGGGTAAGGGCATAGTAAGTGGCCCACAACCAACAGGCCCTGTTCAAGCCGCTGTGCAGGTAGAAACTGGCGGTTGGAACCCAACCACAATTATTGGTAAGCTTGAGTAATGACCAAGTCAACAATGAATCCAGAACTATTAAAAGTAATTGCTAAGTTAAATAAAAAGTTTGGGCCAGAAACAGTAGTAATTGGTACAGACATACGAGACGACCTAATTGGTCGTGTAACAACAGGCTCACTTGCATTAGACGTTGCTCTAGGTGGCGGATGGCCAACTAATCAGTGGCATGAAATTGTTGGCGAAGAGTCCAACGGTAAAACTGCTATTGCACTTAAAACTATTGCTGCTAATCAAAAGAAAGACCCAGAGTTTACAACTGTATGGGTTGCTGCAGAACAGTGGGTTCCTTCTTACGCAGAGTTATGCGGTGTAGACATTAACCGCGTGTTTGTTATATCTACAAATATCATGGAGGAAGCTTATGAAGCGGTTATTCAAGTCGTTGAAAGCAAGGGTGCTGATTGCATTGTTATTGACTCACTCCCTGCTCTTGTTCCAGGAGCGGAAGATGAGAAAGAAATGGACGAGTACACAGTCGGACGAGGAGCGCTCCTAACTAACAAGTTTTTCCGCAAGGTAGGGCTTGCTTCAAAGCGAAGCCTTATTGATATAGAGCGTCCATTTATCGGCATTATGATTAATCAATGGCGTGACCGTGTAGGTGTTATGTACGGTGACCCTAGAACTACCCCTGGCGGTAAAGGAAAGAACTACAGTTACTTTACCCGCGTAGAGATTAAACGAGATGACTGGATTGAGGTCGGTAGCGGTGACTCTAAGCGCCGTGTTGGACAGACCATCAAAGCCCGAACTATTAAGAACAAGTCGGCCCCACCGTCACAGGTTGGCTACATCGACTTCTACTTTGCTGATGGCGGCACCGTAGCCCCCGGAGAGTATGACTTTGCTAAAGAAATTGTGGCCCTTGGCATTATTAACAAGGTTATTGTCCGAGCAGGTGCTTACTACCGATATGCGGAACGGCAGTGGCAGGGCGCAGATGCTATGGTTAGCTCTATCAAGGAGGAGATTGACCTCCGAGAGACACTGGAGAAGGATGTTCTTGAAACTGTCAAAGCTGGTTCTAAGTACGTAGTAGAACCTGACGATGAAGAGTAAAGGACAAAAAGAATCAAGGAAGCACGAGGATAGACTTGCAAAAGCTATTGATGGTCAGCGAACAGCAGCCAGCGGAGCATTTTGGAGTCGAAAAGGTGATGTCAGGTCTAAAGATTTGCTCGTAGAGCATAAGTGGACTGGCAAAGCTTCCGTATCCGTAAAGGCTGCGGTTCTAGAAAAGATTGTCACAGAAGCAATTCTTGATGGTCGAATGCCTGTCCTTGGTTTTCATCTTAATGAAGAGAACTATGTTTTGTTACTAGAGGACGACTTCCTGGAGCTGCGCCATAAACTTCAGGAGTGCTCTTGTACGAAGACGAAGGTGTAGAGA